TTTTCTCGCACCATTCTTTTGTAAACGCCCATTTATGTAAATTCTTTTTGAAAGTCATTAAAGAATATTCATAATTTTCTAACATTTTTAATGTTTGTTTAACTGGCGCTTTTGGTGCAGCGGTTTCATGTTTAGGTTTAATTTCTATAACAAGTCTATCATATCTATCTGGATCAAAATTATTTATCATCTCTACATAGAAATCTGGATAATATCTATGACTTTCTGGTTCATATTTACTATTTGTAGTCACATAAGGTATCTCAAGACTTTCTGAACTCCATTTTAATACGGCACTATTCAAATCACAAAACTTACAAAAAGCATATTCCCAAGAACTAAAGCACTTTATTGGTAATATACCAATATATTTTTCAGGATTTTGAAGCATATATAAAGACTGTTTATATTTGTTTTTACCTGATTTTGTTTTTCTATTACCAAACGATGCATTATTACTTCCCATAATTAATAGCCATTTTGATTATTCATACTCGGAGGATCCTGTATGAGTTTTGTATTATCAGTAACAGGAATATAGTTCCTACCGCCATTAGCCATTGCGACATCATATAGAGTCGGAAATCTATTATACCCGCCGCTCTTAACATCTTGATATTGTATATCTCTAACCAACATTATAAATTCTTCATCATTTCTATATGATGGTTCTGGTGCAGGAGTAGAATCAATAGTTCCCTCATGTCTCACCCAATCTTTTAGTGACATAGTTGATTTTTATTTGTATATATAAAAATTAAATATTGTGCATTCCTTTACCGTCATTTGCATTGCTCAAACTAACCATTCTTGGTGATTCTTGATTAGTTTTCTTTTGATATATAACATTCAACCCGCCAGCAATACCACGTTTACATATCTCTGAGAAATATGGAAAAGCTGATGAATATTTTTTATCATTAAAACCCGACCAGTTTGATAGCATCATTAATATGCCCTGTTGCTTGCAATCGTATTTATCATCTGGTGTCTTATATTTTCTTTCAAATTTTTTAATCATCTCATCTCCAATTAAAACTATCATTTTTTCCGCTTTTCTTGTTAATTTTCCTTTACCTAAGGATATACGAATTTCGTAGTAGAACTCAGTATCATCAATGTATCTAGCCATATATTAAAATATTTTTATTTTTGTCCAATAGTTAATTGGATAGTTAAAATATGATGCCTATAAATTTTATAAATGTTGATAATTTCTTTAATGCCTGTAAAATAAGTATATATAAAAAATAGTTAAATTTTAATTTTATATAATATTAATAATTAAAAGTTTAAAAAAAATCGTTAAAAATCATTAAAAAATTCTTGTTTATACAATTTTATTTGTAACTTTCTTGGTTTTTTTGGTTTGTAATCATTTTATATCAAAAAAAAGAGTTCAAAAATTTTGAACTCTTTTTTATTTAAATTATTTTTTTTATAAAATCATTCTTTTAGCCTTAACTTTATCAACTTTAATTGCTTTTAAATTTTCATACAATTCATGTTTAGAAACCAACAATTCATTAAATGTTTTCTTTAAATTGACATCTTCATTTACCAATTCTTCATTTTCTTTCAATAATGCTAAACCTTCGTCTATTTGTTTGATTGATTCTTTAATTTCCATTTCTTTATCTTCTAAAGCCTTCAAATGTTTCACTTCTTTTGACAATTTATTATCTAAGAAACCGCTTAAATCATAATCCAATTCTCTTTGAATATCATTTATCAAATCATTTGCTGAATTATATTCATAGAAAGCTGAACCTGTTCTTGTATCATTATTATAAACATACATTTTATCTTTATAATTTACAACATAAGTTTCTAACTGTGGATGTAAAGCATTTTCTAATTTTAAAGCTATATCTAAATCTACAAATTTATCTAAATTTTGTGCTGCAGCTGTTGATAACACATAATAATCTTTTTTCAACCAAGGAATAATTTTTGAGTTAAATAAATTTTCCAATGTAGTTTCCTTATCTAATTTTTCTTCATTCAAGAATACATCTTTATCGTCTTTTGTTGAAATACTCAATACTAAGTTTTCATCTAATCTGAAAGAAATTTTATCTTCTTGAACATCACCAATTGTCATAACTTTTTCCAAAAGTCTCAATTCTCTAACTTTTTCAATGTCTGAAATGTGATCTTCAACAAGTGCTTGTTTAACTTCATCTTGATTAATCAAGAACCAACGATCTTTCATAAATACTAAATTACCATCGTCAACTTTTTCTACTAGTGTAAATACCTTTGAAGCCTTGCCCGAATTTACTAAATTTTGTCTTTGAACAGGATTATTCATATAACCATTCAAGAACATTTTTACTTCTGGAATCCAATCATGTATAACCAATTCATTCAATATTGATGACATTTTTGAATCATTATCATTTGTATTGATAATATTTAAAATAGAATTTAAAGCTGGACGATACATTTGCCCGTAGTTTTTTCTTTCTATTTTTTTGTACAAATCTTTCAAGTTGTAATTCAAAGGTTCGCTTTTAATTTCATCTTCCAAAGATTCTACTAATTTTACCACCTTAACATCCCATGCAAATGGAGCTAAGTTTTCTTTTAAAGAACCAACAAGTTCTTTTTCTGAAAAGCTATCATAATTGCTAATATATCTTTCAACAATTACATTTAATTCATAATCTTCAATTGGAAGATCTCTCTTAAAATTGAACAAGTCATACTTTAAATTTTTCATATTCTTTCTTTTTATTTTTTGTTTTTTAATATCTTTCTGTAACTTTTGCTCCAAAATATTTTATGAGTTTATTTGCCTGTTACTCACGTATAGTTGTACCATCCGTATTGAACTCTTCGCCAGATGAGGATTTAAGTTTTACTAAGAGCCTCCAAGTGTTCGACATATTTCCATTGTCTTTACCCCAATGCATAATCTCCAATTCTGCTTCACAAGAATTTTCATTATAATTTTCAAACTGTTTTAAATTTTTCATAGTTTTAAATTTTTTTGCAACGTATCTTGCAGCTTTTTTAATTTTTTAGTTCTTTTCTGAGTTTATATATAAATTAAAAAAACTCGTTTTTTGCTAAAACGAGTTTTTTTATAAATTATTTTTAAATATTACAAATTATTTTTAAATATTACAAATTATATTTTGTAGAATCTATAGCTAATTCTATGTCATCTTCTTTTATTCTTTGCCAATCCCAAGTGAACTCATATCTATAGTATTGTGGAAAAACATCAAACTTCATGTTTTCTAATAATTCTTTTTGTTCTTTATCGATATCGTTATCACCATAAATTTTTATACAAGCACCAAAATAAACATCGGTATAAAAATAAACAGAATATTGTATATTGTTCTTTTTCAATATTATTAAATCAGATTTAATATCATCAAAATTTGGTCCAAATCTTTCATTATAATCTTTAGTGTATTGAGTTTTTTTATTTTCAAAAGTTTTTAAATATTTCATTAATAAATTTATTTATTTTCAGGTTCTGTATTATCATCTTTTTGTTCTGGTTCTTCTGTTGCGCTAACTTCATTACTCTTTTCTTTTTGAATTTGATTAATTACCCATCCAGCAATTGCAAATTCTGCACTTGCCCAAAAAATAATTTCAGCAATAGTCATAGTACCAAGATGATTATTAAGAAACATTAGCATACCATATTGTCCAATAATAAATGCTACAGATGATTCAACTCTCTTCTTAGAAAAAAATGAGTCTTTATTTGAATAAATATATATCACCTCTGTGATAAATTTTTTAATATTCGTCCAACCGAAAAAATAAGTTTTTTTTGTTCCCATAATTCATGATTATTTTTTATAAATTGTATTTTTCTGCATTCTTTTTAGCCAAATACTCTTTTTATATTTTTCTGGATATTCTTTAATTATATCACGTTTATTTTCAGTACCTAACATCGCATCCAAAAAATCAAAATCATATTTATCTTTAATGTTCCAATCAGCACCAAAATCTATTAATATTTTTTAACATGATTCATTATTCCATATTATTTATTTCATTCTGAAAATCAGCTTCCTTTTGCGCAATTAATTCTTGTTTACTAGTATTATCTACAAGGTTATTGAACCAATAAGCTCTCTTCAATGCGCCATCTGTTGATTTTGGTTCCGATCCATCTGGTTTTTTTACACCTAGAAAATCCCAATCTATCAAATCATCATTATCACAAATTTCAAAATCATCTGTGTTTACATTAAATATAGGATAATACGTTTGAACTTCTAATCCAAATTTCATTGATATCACATTATCGGAAGATAAATTAACTTCTCTTGGTATTTCAACGCCAGTTTCTGATGGTAATTTAAAAAAAGCATCTATCTTAAGTCCAAAATAATTAATATAGAAAAATCTATAATTATATAAGACATCCAGCAATTTTGTATAGCACTCGTCAGCTTCCCACTCATTATCCAACCTTATTTGAACATCAAAAGATAAGCTAATAGGTACCGCCTTTATACGACTAATAATGTCTTTAAATTCACCATTTAATTTGAACTCTTTTGTTAAAAATTGGTTTGGATTTGCAAATTCATCATCTCTCTGTGAGCCACCTTTAAATACTATAACTCCTCTCTGTTTTTGATCGCTATTAAGTTCTGCTCTTGTGCTTGCGGTATCATCAACAAAAGCATCAAGCATAAATCTTTCTTGACCAGCAAATGATGTATAAAAAGGTACAATAACTCTTATTTTACTACCACCACTCCATCTATTTATCCATCTAACTTTTGTACCTAAAACTTTAGCCAAAGCTATTTTAGTCATTCTAACCAGATTGTCATCATAGTTATATTCGTCATCTATATGCATATCATTTTATTTTTTTATTATCATATTATATATAAATAATTTTTTTTTATTTTAAACAAAATAAAAAATAAAAAATATATTCTTAAATTAAATATAAAATCATTTTTCTTTTAAACAATTAATAAAAATTATTCTATAAAAGACATAAATTATAAATTATAGAATTATGAAACAAGATATGTTCTGGTATAAATACCAACCTAAAACTCTAACGTCAATCATCTTATTACCAAGGGTAAAAGAGTTAATTAAAGATGGACTTAAAGCAAATATGATATTTTATAGTGACTCAGCAGGAACTGGAAAAACAACACTAGCTAAAATTCTATGTAAAGATACTGATAATATTGAATTTAACGCATCACAAGACACTGGAGTTAATATATTGAGAGATCAATTGCTAAAACATTGTAAAAGTCTTAATCCATTTATGGGTAAAGATTCACAAAAAACTATATTCTTAGATGAATTTGATGGGGTATCTGATGAATATCAAAAAGCAATGAAAGGGTTTTCTGATAAATACCAACACGTTAGATTTATTTTAACCACAAATTTTATACAAAAAATTGATGATAAAATTCTATCCAGATTTATTAAAGTAGATTTCAATCCTAAAAATAAAGAAGAAGTTGACTATCTTCAGACAATGTATCTTAAATACTTAAAAGCAATTTCTACAAAAACAAAAATGAACATAACTGATGATGAAATAAAAAAAATAATCATGTTAAGTTTTCCAGATTTAAGAAGTGCTACTCAAAAACTACAAGAAGTTTATATTACAAAAAATACAGATCAATTTAAAACATTAAGTGCATCTGGATATGATGATATTTTTAATTTTGTTATGGATGGTAGAAATAATGTTGAAGATAATTATAACTTTGTTATGAGCAACTTTCAAGACAATCCATTGGAATTGATGAAAGCATTAGGTAGACCACTATTCACCAGAATAATGTCTATAGATAGACCAAATCTTATAAAGCAAGGTGCCACATTAGTAAATATTCAGAAAAACTATAACGAAAGATATACAGAAACTATTGATCCATTGATTCACTTAGTTTCTTATGTAACAGATGTCAAGGATGTTTTAAAAAAATAAATAATATGGAAGAAAATATTTGGAAATTTTGGGATAAAAACTATAATACATATGATGAATATATCGATAGCACACCAGCAAGTATATTATCAATATATGGTGACGCATTAAAAATAGACACAGAGGGATTATTGTTATATTCTATAAATCAAGACTATTTAAATAAAAATACACCTAGAAGTATTTTTTATTGTGTAGTACCAAAAGATGAAAATGTACATAAATATGTTGTTAGATTTTTTGAAGTTTCACATAATGTGTTAAACATATATCCTTGCAAATTTGTAAACTCATTAACAAAAAAATCATACACTTGCAATAGTGTAGAAGAACTTAAAAAAAACATAGAAATTGAGATAAATAGTAAAGAAATAAAAAGTGCATTGTCAAAATTGATTAATCGTTTTTATGATAACGAAACCATAAAAAAAATAACAGAAAATTAGAATATGTACAATTATAACGATTATCTTAAAGATACTTTACCATCTGAACAATATATAACATATATAAATTATTGTACTGAAAATCTTGATAGAACTATTGATTACTCAGAATATATTGTTGACCATGTTGATAAAATAATATATAATGATTATCGTAAATCCAAACAGGAAATTCAAAAAGAAGAACGTATTGAAAAATTAAATAAACTAAATAGTATACAATGACAACAAAGGATAAATTTGAATATCTATTCTATATCTGTAAAGAATTTAATGTAGATATAAACCATGGCAAATTTTTAATATAAGCGTTAAATGGTGATTGGTATAGAACATTTAAACAAAAGCAAAGATTGGAAAAATTACTAAAAATAAATATGATAAATGACAGAATTGAATAAAGAAGAAATACTCAAAAAATGGGGCGATGCTGGCTTTTTAGAAGGATTACAATCTAATAATTTGAACATTAATCAAGATGACTTTGACGAATTATTTAAAAATACATTAGCACAGCAACCAAACGTTCCTGATCCATTTCAATCTATAGTCTTTCCTATGATTAGACGAGTTGCATCGGCAACACTAGCAGGTGGCGGAACATGTAAATCTAAAAAACAACAACAAAAAGAAGATAGAATAAATAAACTTCGTCAATTAGATGGAAAAGAGCCAAATGTTATTCTACCAGATGATGATAAATATGATGGATTAGTTTCAGTTCAACCAATGTCAGCAACATCAAATCAGTTATTTTATGTAGACTATAAATATTCAACATCACAAGAAATATTAAGAGATAATAGAAAGAAAAAATTATCAGAATTAAATAAGAAAACAAAAATTAAATATATAAAGTAGTTACTAAAAAGTAAAATAAATAAAATGAAAACTAAAGAAAAATGTCCGATTTGTGGTTCAAAAAATTTAAAATCACGTGATGGTATGAAAAGAACTGGTACACCAGAAGGTGCAAAGAAAACAAAAGCCAGAATGTCTTATGTTGTATACTTTTATACAGAATACACTTGTGAATGTGGGCATATATGGCAAATAAAAAAATAAATAAAATAATATGGATGATTTAAAAATGTTTAAAGAAAAAACGATTAATGACTATATTTATAGTAATATTAATTTAACACATACTGGAACAAGAGACATTAAAAATGGCTTGAAAGCTATTTTAGGTGAAGAACCTGGAGTTAAGTTTAATTACAGAGAAAATATGAAGATTAATGAAACAACAAATAAAGTTGAAAGAATGGAAAATGAATTAGAATCAATTGAAGTATATTATACTTATATCGGTTCAGATAATAACCCTCACGCAGGACATCTAAAATATGTTGTTAACTAAATAAAAACCTTCACAAAAAGAAGGTTTTTTATTTTAATTTTTTCATTATAAAAACAACATTACCATATGTGTCTTCTGAATCTCAAC